TAACTCTATTGTTATTTACTCTGGTGCTGATGATCCCGCAACAATGACGCTAAGTGACACTATATCTAATATAGGTTGTGTTAACAGAGATGCCGTAGTTTCTACGGGTAGAGACTTAATATTCTTAGATGACTCTGGTGTACGAAGCCTAGCTAGAACTATTCAGGAAAAGTCAGCACCTATTGGTGATGTTTCTAAGAACGTAAATAATGATATTAAGTCTTTGTTTGCTGCTGAGACAGGCAATATATCTTTACACTATTCGCCACAAGAAGCGTTTGTGTTACTTAACTTCCCAGTTCTTGCGGTAGTGTACGCATTTGATACACGATTCCCATTACAGGATGGTAGTTACAGAGCCACTACATGGTCTTCTATTAGTCCTTTAGCCTTTACTCATACTGTAAATGACAAAATGTATATTGGTGTAAAGGACGGGATAGGTGAGTACAAGACTTACACGGACAATACAGCGAGTTATCAGTTAAGTTACTTTAGCCATCCGTTAAGCTTTGGCAATACTTCTAATCTTAAATTCTTAAAGAAGATTAACTTAACTACATTTGATGGCGCAGAGTCTACTGTAGTCTTAAACTGGGCGTATGATTATTCTGGCGCATACAAGAAACAAGCGTACACATTACCCCAATCAAACGTAGGTCAGTACAATATATCGGAGTTTAATACGACAGCAGAGTATTCATCTTCAATATCGTTAATTAACAGACAAAAGATTAATGCGTCAGGACAAGGAACGGTAGTAGCGATTGGCGCGGAAACTACAATTGATGGCAAACCCATTGCAATACAAGAGATTAACATTCAAGCCCTTATGGGAAGGATAGTATAAAATGTCGAATTACACTAAATTGACGAACTACGCTGCTAAAGACGCTATGGTCAGCGGTAATCCTGCCAAGGTGATTAAAGGCGTAGAAATTGGAGCAGACTACGATGCTATTGCTGTAGCAGTAAACAGCAAATCTAACAGCGCATCACCTACTTTTACTGGTACTGTAACGGTAGCTAACTTAACGGCTACTGGTACGGTTACTTTATCAACTATAGATGGTGGTACTTATTAGTGGACACTAAGGAGGCTCGTCAAGCTCTTATATTAGAGTTAGCTAGAGCCACCAGAGGCAAGTATGAAGTAGATGAAATCATGGAACTTTACTACTTTATACTTGAACCAGACTTAGAAGAACAACCTAAACTATCAGTAATTGATATAAACAAGGAAAAAAATGCTTGACATAGATTGGAAAATAGTGCAGAAGATGTTATACTTTAATAATTTACTTGACAACAGCACCAAAAGTGTACTAAGGAGATTTATATGATTGTAAAGAAACTAGGTAAGTTTGTAAGAACTAAGATGCAAGACCTTAGTGAGAAGCAAGCAGGTGTAGGTACTATCTGCGTTATAGTCCTTATGATTATCTTAGGTGCTACATAATGCTTGGTATGGTTGCTTCTTTAATAGACCCTGTAAGTAACATTCTTGACAAGTTTATTCAGGATAAAGACTTAAAAGAAAAACTGTCACATGACATTGCGACGATGGCTGAAAAGCACACGCAGCAACAGGTTATGGCACAGCTAGAAGTTAACAAGGCTGAAGCAGCGCATCGTAATATGTTTGTTGCAGGATGGCGACCTGCCGTAGGGTGGGTCACTGTCGTAGGTATGGCAAGTAACTACATATTAATACCTATGGGTAACTTTGGTTTAGCTGTAGCCGAAAGTGACATAACTATACCTTTATTACAGATGTCTGAGATGATGCCTGTATTGCTAGGTATGCTTGGTTTAGGCGGTATGCGTACCGTAGAGAAAGTTAAAAGCGTCAGTAGAGAGAAGTAAATGGGAACTTTAGTAACTCCAAGACCAACGTCAATGGTGTGGGACAGCGCTACTAACAGGTTTGTGCCTGTTGGTGAAGCTGCTGAATCACCAGTACAAGGTTTGCTTGATGATGTCTTTTTAGATAGGAATGTATTTAACCGTCCTGTTCAGGCTTCTGATGGGTTTTTATACAATGCCGATAACGGCTTTGCTAACATGGTTGAAAAGTACCCTACACGAAGAAATAACGACAGTTCTGGTATACAGACTTCCCAAGAGATGTTTGATGAAACGTATCAGGACGCGCTTGTTGCAGATGCTTTAGACTCTATGGAGCAAGAAGGTCAATTTAGCAGCGGTAACGCTACACTAGATATGTTAAACCAAGCAATAGCTGACAAAGAAGCAGGAGTTATAAAGACTAAAGGTACAGAGCAAGGTGTTGTAGAAATGACTCCAGAAGAGTCTGATGCTGCTTATGACGTAACTATTAAGGGTTTGACTGACAAGTTAGTTGGTATGGGAGTGCCTGTATCTGACCTACCTGTTGTTGATGAAGAAATAGAAACAACTGAAGACGATAATGACTTGTTTGGTAATCTTATAGAAATGTTAACAATACAGGGTTTTGACCCTAACGCTGAGTTAGCGACTGTAATACCTCAAGAACCTGTTTCTCCACCAGTTGCTCCTCCTACTAACGGTAATGGTGACGGTACAGACTCTAACGGTGACGGTGACGGTGCTAGCAACGGTAAAGGAGCAGCTCCTAATGGCAATGGTAATGGCAACGGTGATGATAACAATGATGGTAACGGTGACGGCGCTGTTAACGGCGATGGTGCTGACGCAGGTACACAAACAGTAGTTACAGACGGTATAGACGGTACAGACGGATTAGACGGATTAGACGGATTAGACGGATTAGCAGGTAAAGACGGTAAAGACGGTAAAGATGGTCTTATGATGTCTATGTTAGCAAGCCCTATAGCTAATAACTTATTTGAAACAGAATTTGGTTATGATTATTTAAAACCAGAGTATATAGACAGGCTTTTTAGAGGTAAATTAAACATGAACAATAACAGAAGAGGTGCATAATGGGTCTTCTAACAAATGCGTTGTCAAAGTTAAACCCATCTTTAGTTAGCGACGCTGCGTCAGGTTTAGGGGCTATTTATGGCTTCAATAAAGGCATAACTGACGTACAAGATGTAGGAACAAGTGCGCTTGAACGAGCTGCTACTGAAGCAGCTAAAGTTGGTCAACAAACTCAATTTAAGCCTTTTACTGTAACTTCTAGTATAGGAGGAGCTACTACAACTCCTACAGGTGGTTTAGGTCTTACGCTATCACCTGAACAACAAGCAATACAGAAACAGTTACAGGACGTTAGCGCTCAATCTATAGGAATATTAGCAAGCCCTGAAGAGAGAGAACGTGAGCAGACTAACGTTATTAATATGTTGTTAGGCGGTCAAAGCCCACAACAGAGAGAGCAGGAGATAATGCAGAGGCTACAGGCTACTGTGTCTCCTGAACAGGAGCGCGCTAGGCTTGGTTTAGAACAGAGACTAGCTAATCAAGGTAGGCTTGGTGTAAGAACTTCTATGTTTGGAGGTACTCCAGAGCAATTAGCATTAGAGAAAGCTATAGCAGAGCAACAAGCAGGACTAGGCGTTAGTGCTATGGAACAGGCTAGAGAAGAGCAGAGGCTACAGTCAGCTCAAACACTAGCAGGACTAGAAGAAACTAGAGCTAGGTTAGGACTAGCAGGACAGTTTGGTTTAGAGTCTTTAGCTGCGTCATATAGTCCTTTAGAAGGTCTATTAGCAACGCTTCAGCCTTCACTACAAGCAGCAGATATAGCAGGAGCAGGTCAGCGTCAGGGCGCTCAGTTAGGTACGTCATTGCTTGAGGCAGGTTTAACGTCTAAGTTAGGTGCTGAAGTTGCTGCGAGTAACTTACGACAACAACAAATACAAGCTATTACTAACCTACTAGGAGGTACACAAGCTAACACAGTAACAGGAGCAACAGGTAGTACAGGTTTATTAGAAGGTATACTTGATAGCTTCCGCACTCCTACAGCAACGTCAAGTGCTAATACTATAACTGGCACAGATTTTTCTGATTACATTAAAGAACTAGAAAGAAAAAGACTAGAAGAACAAGAAAGAAAGAGACTAGAGGGTTATATATAATGGCTGAGATAAACATTAATACATTATTTTCAGACGTTCTTGGAGACGCTGAAAAGCAAGACAAAGCCAAACGAGATGAGGCGTTTAATCAAGCTAGTCTAGTAGGTACTCTAGGAGGAATGGCTGCTTACTTAGCACCACAACGTAGTGCTGATCTTTCTAGTTCAGTAGGTGG